AGATGGTTTTGCAGACACTATAAATTCGAACTTTGACTCGCACTCCGTAAATGCCGTTGTGGCTTTTGAAGAACTAACTGGAAGTAGTGCTTATAAGCAAGGAATAACGTACGGAGCACTAACGGGTGGGCAGGATTATATAAAACTAGTAACTAGCCAGTATAATTTTAAATTAGGCACTGTTACACATCCAGGGGGGCTATCAACAGCTTTAGTAAAAAATGACACTAGCTTCTTTACAGTTCGGTTAAACGGAATGTTTACGGGAGCATAATTTAAAAAAATCGCGCAAGCGCGTGATTATACATATATTAATAACCTTTAAAACCAAAACCAATGACGTTTTATTATTCGACTAATACGTGGAGTAGTCAACCACAACCAAACGAAAACCATTTGAAACTATGGAACCATATTGCCGATAAAGCAAACTGGCGGATCGTCCAGCTACCAAATGGATATTACCAAACTGAATACAAGGACATGCGTAAAGATGATAAGTGGTGTGATGTTACAAGGCGTGAAAGTGTAGAAGCGGCGGAAACATCGATTGATAAAACAATCGAGCACTATTTAAAAAAGATTGATTTCGCAAACGGTCCTAAAATAGTAAAAACATTCGAAAAGTAATTTAAATCAAAATTTAATTAAATGGAATTTAATAACCCAAGTCAGATAGTTAAAGATCTGACATTTGGCAGTAATGCCAGCAGTAAAATAATGTCAGGCGTCGAACAGTTAACTAACGCGGTAAAATCCACGCTAGGAGCAAGTGGTAAATGCGTTATCTATGAGGACGCTATGGGCCGACCGGTGATTACAAAAGACGGAGTAACCGTTGCAGAAAGCGTAGTCTTGATAGATCCGGTCGAAAATATTGGAGCAACCTTAATTAAGGAAGCTGCAAGCAACACAGTTAAAGAAGCCGGGGACGGTACCACAACAGCTACTGTCCTTGCGCATTCGCTTTTAAAGCAAATAAAAAGCATAAATAATGAAGAAACGATTAGAAGCATTAAAGATGGCATTCAGAAATGCAGCGAAAAAGTTATGGTTTATCTTGATAAAACCAGTATACCAGTTAAGGATAAAATGCTCAGGGAAGTTGCTATCATTTCTTGCAACAATGACCATGAGCTTGGACAAAAAATTGGAGAAGCTTACGAAAAAGTTGGCAGCGATGGAGTCGTTTTAATGGAAGAGTCGGAAACAAATGAAACTTATATTGAGTTTGTTGACGGCGCACAATTTGAAAGCGGTTTAAAATCACAACACCTAGCTACAGATAAAGATAAACTTATATCTACGCTAGAAGAGCCGTACGTGCTTATTATAGGCTCTAAGATACCAAACATACGAAAAATACAAAGTGTACTAGAGTTTGTTATTAAAAACAAAAAACCTTTGCTTATAGTGGCTGATATGGAGCAGCAGCCTTATGCTACTCTTGTTGCTAATAAAGTTAAAGGCAACATTAAGGTAAATATTATAGATCCTCCTGGCTTTGGACCAACTAAAATGGATTCAATGGAAGACTTAGCGTTCTTAACAGGTGCTAAACTTATAAATGAGGAACTGGGCGATGATCTTGACTTAATCGATCCGTCTGTGTTAGGACAAGCTGTAAAAGCTGTCACTGATAATAAAAACACTGTATTACAAATAGGTGATTTAGGTGAAGCACTTAATGAACGTATAGAAAGTGTTAAAGCTAAAATTAAAGACGAAACGCACGGATATATTAAAAAGAAGCTTGAACAAAGACTCGCAATGCTTTCGGGTATTGTTGGCATTGTAAGAGTTGGGGCTGACAGTAAAGTTGAGCTCAAAGAAAAGAAAGATAGAGTTGAAGACGCTATCCATGCCACTAAGGCTGCTTTAAAAGAAGGTATTGTAGCTGGTGGAGGCGTAGCATTATTAAACGCGTCTCAAAAAGTAAAAGCTAATTCTTTAGGCGAAAGATTACTGCTTAGCGCTATAGTTGCACCTTATAGAACAATATTAGAAAATGCCGGATTAGAAGTTGATCTTGATGTTAAAAGAAAAGGCTACGGTATAGATGTCATTACGGGTAAAACTGTAAATATGATTAAGAACGGTATTATAGATCCGGTTTTGGTTACAAAATCGGCGCTCAAAAACGCAGTTAGTGTAGCAACAACAATTGTTTCTGCAGATTGTATAATCAGTAATAAAAGATTAGACGATGCAGGCAATTAACCACTACGTAATAATAGATAAAATAAAAGAGGCCCCTCAAAAAATAGGCGGGCTTGAATTAACAGAATCGCAAGATAAAGACGTTAGATATTTAAAAGGTAAAGTTATCAGTGTTGGCGATCAAGTTCCTGTTGTAAAAAAAGATGATATTGTAAGATATGATAAACACGCGGGACACGGCATACAATACGACGATACTCTTTACTACGTAATTAAAGTTAGCGATATAGTTATAGTAGAATGAGATTAAGTTCAAGTGACTTAAGAGAAATGCAATTATTTAAGTATTACAGGCTCGTTCGTAAATGGGCCTGTAAATCTTATGATATATTAGACGCTGATTTAGAACTTTTAATCTATTTAGATTGCAAAGGTCATTTTACACGTAATGAATTTAAAGAAGGGTGTTATACATACAGCTGGGATAAAGCGCGCTGGGAAAGGCTGCGAAGAAACGGTTGGATAGATGTATGGCGTCATAGAAACCGCACAACTATAAAGTATAGTGTGTATAAGACATCAATAAAAACTAAACACTTAATTAACCGTATTTATAGGATATTATTAGCGGAAGAAGATATTCCAACATCAGAAGCAAGTATATTTTATAAAAACAAGTCATACTCAGATAAAGTTTACAATAAAGCTATAGACGATATGATTAAAGACAAAAAAAGATAACCATGCCTTACAAACAAGCACCAAAGTCAATGGCTTTAAAAGCGTTGATCGGAAAACAAAAAAACTTACCAGAAGCATTAAAAGCAAAAATTCTATCAGCACCAGAATCTGCAGCTAAACAAACTTCTGATCCTAAGAAAAATGCAGAGCTTAAACGCCTAAACGAAGTTGCAAAAGCGAGAAAAGCAAGAAATGCTGCAGATAGTAAAAAGCCAAAACCAAAAAAGCAAACTAAAGGAGAGGCTTTAGTTGGAAAGCTAAAGGAGCTAGGCGGTGGTAAAGTTACAGGTGTTGGTTCGGGAAGAGCAAAATCACCTGCTAAAAACTACAAAAAAGGATATTATGGTAAATAAGCCTATAACGCAGAGAGTAAAAGCAGCTTTTAGTAATCTTACTGCTCCTGTAAATCAGGAGGTGACTTTAAAGGCAGATGGAACAGGAGGGCCTATTATTTCACCTAGCGGCCATATAGTTAATAACTCAACAAAAGACTGCGGGTGTGATTCTCCTGCTAAACAAACAGATAAAAAAGTGTTAAAAGCTGCAAAACGCGGAGCAAAAGCAAAAGCTAAATCCGAGTTTAAATATGCACAAGCTAATGCTAAATTTGACAAGGCAGAGGGCAATATATCAAGAAAAGAATCAAGAGCAAGAATTAAACATTCGCGCCAAGACTTTAGGGACGCTAAAAAAGAAATAAAAAATTATATTGACTACTAATGGGTTTTAATTTAAAAACTAAAGGAGAGCTTTTTGGTATCAATGAGGAGCTTTCTTCATATAATAACCCTGTATTTGAAAAAAAATTAGGAGATGGTATAATTGCGGAAGCGAATAGAGATGGTACTACTTTTGTATCGCCTGACGTTTCTCCTGCTAAAAAGAAAGAGGCTGTCGCTCACGAGAACGTACATCACGAACAAATGCAACAGGGCAAGTTAGACTATACAGAAGATATGGTAACTTGGAAAAAAGACACCAAATCACCAACAAGAGTATATAAAAGAGATCAAGGAACACTAATAGCTATGGATTCAGGCAAAGCTGGCGAAGAAGGCGGAGACTTTGAATGGGAACGCGAAGCTTATAAAAAATCATAATTATGGGATATAAATGTAAACCAATTACGCAAAGAGCTAAAAGTTCTCCGTTTAAAATGAATATGGGATTAGTATACGGAGCTAGCGATATGGCTAAAAAATTTGTAGACGCCGCTGGAGCCATGAGTAAAGGCATAGACGAAGCCATGGGAGGTAATAAAGAAACTAACGACGAATAACATGTATAACAAACCAATCACACAAAGAGTAGCTTTTGCTAGAGGCAAGAAACCTTCTGCCCTAAAGCAAACAACAGTAGACGACACCACTGTATTGAATAAAGATATAATGGCTAAGTTAAAAACAGAAGAAAATATTCCGGGTGCTGAAAGAACGGAAGTAGTTGAAACAGGTCCTAGTGAAAAATATGATGGCCCACTAGCCACAGGCGAAGCGGCTGAAAAATGGGCTAAGCAAAACGAATATTGCAAGGGTAAACCAAAAGGTACGCCAGGTTGTGCTGGTTTTCATAAGTTTGAAGGCGGGGGCACTGAAGAAATTACAACTAAGGATCCAGATCAGAAAATTCCAAAAGAAGTACCTTTATATGGTTTTGACAGAGGTGATGTTGATTATACTTGGCAGCAAAGGTCTAGAGGTAGACAGGCATTAGAAGGCTCACGAAAAGCAGGTAAAATAGCTAGAAAAGGATATGGAGGGATGTCCGAAGAAGACAGAGCTGCTAGCTTAGGTTTAACTGTAGAAGAATATAAGAAAAAAGGTATTAAAAACAAACGACAGTTTGGAAGAGCTAAAAAAGAATATGAATCTGCGCAGGCATCTAAATCTTACGATGCATATCTCCAGAGCCAAAGAGAAGCTAGCGAGCAAGGTATAAGCCAAGGAGCAAAGGGCAGATCTAAGGTTACAGTGCCTGATAGAAATAAATATGTGGTTGAGCTGTCTAAAGCGGATATTGAAAGAGAAACAACATCTCAACAAAGAGCCGATTTTTATCAAAATCAAAAAAATGAAAATGATAAAAACGAGGCTAATGCAGCTAAAGACACTGCTAAAAATAATGATGCTGTAAAGAAAAGAAATGACCAGCAAAACGTAGCGGATGAAGATGTTAAATCTGCAGCACCAATGAAAGTTGGACCGCTTAAAATGAAGTCATCATTCAAAATGGGCGGGTTTGGTAGTAAAATTTATAAAAAATAGATTATGGCCTTTCAAATGACACCAAAGTCTCCTCTGTTTAAAAAAGGAGATGCACCATCCCGTAAAAAATCAAAAGGATATTACAACAAAGCTAATAAAACCGGAACAGGAGCAGCCGCAGGTGGCGGTATGTCTAAAAAAGGCGTAGACAAATATAAAAGAGATAACCCAGGTAGCAAACTACAAACAGCGGTAACTACTAAGCCTTCAAAATTAAAACCTGGTAGTAAAGCTGCTAAAAGAAGAAAATCATTCTGTGCTCGATCAAAAAGCTGGACTTCAGAAAGGGGTAAAGCTGCGCGTCGCAGATGGAACTGTTAATATTATGAAATCAAAAGGATTAGGAGACTCAGTAGAAAAATTCACAAAAGCAACAGGTATTAAAAAGCTTGTTGACAACATACCCGGCGACTGCGGGTGCGAAAAAAGAAAAGAAAAATTAAATAAAGCATTTCCTTATAAAAGATGAAAAAAATTTGGCAATGGCTAACAGGTAACGTCATCAAAGAAGTTGGAGACGTTATTGATAAGCTTACAACCACCAAAGAAGAAAAGTTAGAAGCACAGCGTCTTATAACTGAAATTCTTGAGAAAGCCGATAAAGAAGCGCAAGAGCAAGTAACAGCAAGATGGAAAGCAGATATGGAATCTGACAGCTTTTTATCTAAAAATATAAGACCTTTGGTACTTATATACTTAACTGTCATATTTACTGTTTGTGCTTTTTTTGATGGTAATATAGGTGAATTTCATATAGCCGAAGAATATATACCAATATTTCAAACATTGCTCGTAACAGTATACGGAGCTTACTTTGTAGGTAGAACCTGGGAGAAAGCAAAAGCTATAACAAATAAAGACTAAATGGCTAGAATTAGTACTTATGCAATAGACACGAACATTACCGCACAAGACAAGGTAATAGGTACTGATTCATCTGGAGCAGTTACTAAAAACTTTAACCTATCTGATTTAGGTGAGTTTTTATCAAAAGGATATGTAAACGTAAATGGCCAACATTCCTGGGAATTTGTAGATCAAATACAAGCTGGAGGGTTATATGGTCCATTAGATGGCGCTTCAATAAGTAGCTTAACAGCTGTAAAGTTAAATGAAGTTACTAAGGGTGATAAAAATATAGAAAACTTTTTGCTAGAATATAGCGGTAAAAGAATATTACTTGTTGATATAGTACACCCAAATGTTTACGGATTATTTGATGTTACAAGTATAGCTGAAGACGTAAATAATTTAAATAATTATGACTTAGAGCTGGAGCACATATCCAGTAACGGTTCATTAACATTAGAAAAAATATATGCGATATCAATGTATGCACAGGATGCAACATATGCGCATAGACAAATAAATGCTTCATCAACCTGGATTATAAACCACAATTTAAATAAATTTCCAAGTGTTAGCATAAAATTTTCCAGCAGTGACCAAATATATGAAAATGTAGGGGCTTTTGCTGGAGTAGAATATATAGATCAAAACAACTTAACAATTAACCTAGCGGCCGCAGAAAGTGGGTACGCTTATTTAAACTAAAAATATGGCAATTCCATTTTTAAATCACTTAGACTTACGAAGCGTATCGGAATTACAAAACGCGATACTTCACAAAACAACAACAGCAACCGCTTCTAACGTTGAAGGTAAATTCCTTTACGATACCGGAACAAATACAATGCAGTACTATAATGGTTCTGCTTGGATTAATCTAGACGGTACTGACACGGGAATTACTAGTATTGAATTAGCTTCAGATGGTGATGCAACCTCTGGTAATACAATAACACAAAATGGCATTTTGACGTTATCCTTTGACGGTACGTCTTCTCAATACGTAAATGGTCAAGGTAATTTAGTCACTTTCCCTTCTATTCCTACTGTACCTGGTAATATAGTAGAAACTATAGATACCACAAATGGTACATATATTGATTTAACACCTACAGCTGCTACTGATGGTGATGTTGTTATAACAGCGGACTTATCAGCAACAGATGGGACAGCGGGTGCTGGCGCAAGATATTTAACTAAAACAAATAAGTGGGCTCCAGTAGCTGACATACCCGGTACGTACGTGTGGAATGTTTCTGACGGTAGTGGATCCTCACCTGTGTACTCTGGAAAAACTATAACATGGGCTGGTCAAACATACATAACAACAGACGTTACTCTTAATGCTCAGGGGAATCATACAGTTACAATAAATCACGACGATACATCTAGAACAGATACTACTTCTACTGCTTCTGCAAATTCTTTTACAGTTGTTGATTCTGTAACAACTAACGCTACAGGTCACGTTACAGCTGTTAATGTAAAGACCCAAACCGTATCTGGAGGTACAGTAACAGGCACCGGTACAGCAGGCACTATTCCAGTATGGGCAAGCGCAAGCGAACTAGAGGATTCTATTATTACAGATAATGGGACAACTGTAACAATAGGAGGTAACTTAGATGTTCAAGGAACAACCACAACTATAGACTCAACGACTGTCGCTATAGGTGACAATATGATGAAGTATGCTAAAGATAATACAGCTAACGCTTCAGATATTGGTTGGTATGGTAAGATTGTTTCTTCAGGAACAAAATACCCTGCCATGTTCTATGATGCAAGCACCGGCGTTTCAACACCTAAATTCCAACTTGGTATTGCTAACACGGAGCCAGCGGGTACAGGTACTATTAACACAAAAGGAACATTAGTTGCTGACTTAGAGGGTAATGCCGATACAGCTACAACACTAGAAACTTCAAGAAACTTTTCTATAACTGGCGATATTACAGCTAGCACAGTTAGTTTTAATGGTTCTGGAAATGTTGTATTAAACGCTAATATTGACGCTAATGTTGTGGGAGCAACTGAGCTTAATGTTTCTGGCAATGGTACTTCAGGATATTTACTATCTTCTGATGGTGATGGTTCATTTAGTTGGGTTGCTGCCGGGGCTGCTCCAAGTGATGCTACTATAACACTTACTGCAGGTGATGGATTAGACGGCGGTGGCGCATTTACATTAAATCAAGCAAGCAATGAAACAATAACATTTAGTGCTGAAAACGCTAGCACAACAAATCCAGGGGTTATAGAGATAGCAACTTGCACTGAAGTACGTACAGGTACAGATGCTTCAAGAGCTGTTACCCCAGATACATTAGCTTGTAGATCAGTTACAGCAACAATCGCCGCGGCTTCTGTTTCAGGAACTAACTTGTACGCCGAGATCAATCACGGCTTAGGCACTGAAGATGTAATGGTTGAATTGTTCGATGCTACAACTAAAGAAACCGTATATGCTTTAGTAGAAAGAAAAGACAAAGCAGGCACAAACTCAACAAGTAAAGTTACAATTTATTTTTCAGCGGTACCTTCAAATAACATAGAAGTTCTTATTACATCATTAAAAGGAGCAACAGCAGGTACAGTAGCTTACAGCTAATATTAAAATAATAATTTAATTTATGCCAATTAAAATTCTTAATGGAATTGACGTAGACAACGGCGTGTTGTTTACAGACACTGCTAATGACAGGGTAGGGATTGGAACGACTAGTCCTAGTCACAAGTTAGACGTAGATGGAGGCGCTCAATTTAACACAAAAACTGGTGCAGAACCATTTTACATAACAAGATTAGGAGATACATCCCAAGCTTTGTCTATAAAAGTAATGGATGACAACGTTAGGTTTGAAAGCATCCAAGACGAGGCCGCTGACAACTATGGAGGTTTTGATTTTAGAATGGATGGGGGAGTAACAGAGCCAAACTTTGTTATCAGAAAAAACGCTGGTGCCCCTATATTACATGTTGATGGTGGCGGCAACGTAGGTATCGGAACGACTAGTCCAGATTATAAATTAGAAGTAGACGGCACCATAGGTGTATCAAGAACAGACGGTATTATTTTTGCTGGAAGCGCTGGAACAGGCTATGGCAACAAGATAACTTCGGATACTTCAAATAACTTTATTTTTAGCACATCGCTAGTTAGCTCGCCGTATACTACGTCTGAAAGAATGCGTATCGCTAATTCAGGCAACGTGGGTATTGGAGTAACCGCTCCCGCTACGAAGCTTCATGTAGGCAGTGAAGTCACTACTTCTAGTAACACTGAGGAAGTTAGAGTACAAAGCGCAACTAGCGGAGGCTTTGGCGGTAACGTTGCTTTAAATCTTGTAACGGGAGAATATGGCACTTCAGGTATTTATTTTGGTGATAATTCAACTTACACGTCGCAGAAGGCTCATGTGAAGTGGCTTGACGTTAACAATATATTAGAATACAATTCTGATGGCACTCACGTTTTTAAATATTCCGGTAGTGAAATATTTAGAACTAATGGCACGACTATTGG